TTTTCTTAAGGATTTCAAAGTTCATAGAAGAGTCTAAATTTAATTATTGCCACGACTTTCTTTGGTTAAAAGGTGACATGGCTTCCGGGAATATTAATATCTTTGGACAAACACACGAAATAATTATTGGTCTTTCAAAAGGCAAACCTGAAAAGTCTCGTATTGTTACTATTGATAATTTGCCTAAAAAAAGAAGTAAAGCAAGTTATTACAAAAAACTTTCTAAAAAAGAATACTATGGTCACCCTACACAAAAGCCCGTAGGATTGTTATCTTACATTATTTCAAATAGAACTGATGTCGATGATATAGTCTACGATCCCTTTTCAGGTTCAAGTAGCACTTTAATCTCTGCTAAAATATTAAATAGAAAGTTTTTAGGATCTGAAATAGATTCTCAATACTTTTCTTTATCACAGAAAAGATTATTAGATAAAGAACATATATCATTATACGAAGAAGCACTTGAAAACGGGTTTGTATCATACAACGGATCAATAACTTTGCCCCTATAATTAATTTATCTCACTCTATTTTAAGACTTCGATTAGTTCATTATAGAACAATTAAAAGATTTCGCTTGCTTAGCTCATCGATTATGTTTGTATTGTTTTTTTTATATGCAAAACTCAAAACACTTTCATGCCAGTTAGACATACCTTTATCTTTGAGTGCACTAAATTGAAGTGTATCATCTTCAATAATATCATCTGTAATTTGTTTTACATCTTTATACTTTTTTAAAGAAAAAGTAACATTACTAACGTCTAATGGAATATTAATAACGTCATCTCTTTGATGATATATCTCCCAAACGTTTTTTGCTTCATCAGTAACTACGTTGTGGTCTGGTTTTAATGCACATTTTTTATTAAAACTAATATATTCTAAAGCAACCTCATATAAAAGAGGACCCATTCCTTTTGTAGTATCTGATGTGTTTTTTACATACCAACAAGAATTAACTTCACCGCTGCCAATTCCTTGTGTATTACTCCAAAAATTATTATTCTTATTAAAAAAATATGCTGATGAATAACATTCTACTTCACCAAACAAACCTCCCCAGTTATTTTTTTTATACATATGGAAATCATACTCAGCACCGTAAGTAAAAGACACTGAGTCTTTTCCATCATGATTTTCTTGTATGTAGATAGGAATAGAAAATTCATTTTGTAATCGATCTATCATTAACATAATACGAGATTCATTCTTTTCTGGCAAGCTTTCCCTTATTAGAAATTTATTCCATTCTTTTATTATATTTTTAAAATTTTTATCCACGAGTGTACCCTATATAAAATTGTTATTTATAATAAATCAATGTATTCTTGAGTAATAATTTTTACTTTTGGATCTCCAGTGTGATCGATTAATTTATTTAACACTTTAATAATTTTTTCTTGTGTAAATTAATTATTAAGATATTATAGTAATAAAAAAAGTTTTTCATTCTTTTAAGATGTTTTCAAATTTCAAGTGAATGTGTATATCCTATATAAAGCTATTATAATATAATAATTATTAGATATGTAAGGAATTGTAATATGTTTGTAAAAGGCGATCTTATAACCGTAGATCATAATTTAAAAGGATATCCTTATTTTAGCGTTTATCCTGGCAAAGGTATTAGACCTATAGATATGATAGGACTTATTGATAAAAACGAAACTCTATTAGTTATAGAAGTTTCTACTAACTGCAGAAAAGAAAAAGTCTTAAAATGTTTGAAAGAAGAAAAAATAAAATACATATCAGACATAACTGAGTCTGAAACTACTTTGTATAATTTAAGAATTGATCTTTGTTTAAAGAAAGTAAAATAGCTACATGATTAGAATACATGTTTTAACTGATATTAATCTCGACAATCAAGAAGACATCAACGAATGTTTTAATATTGAATATAGTGATCTTATTGAACATGTTGTTGACTTAAAAGGTTGCAGTAACATAAACATCATCGACTCAAAAAAGTTAATTGCAGTATCAAACAGAAAACTATTGCAAATTACTTTAAGTGATAAAGACAAATTAACTTGGGAAGAAATATTCGAGTTAATAGAAAAAGAAAATATTGTTAAATCGTGTGTGTAAATTATAATAAAAATTATTATAATAATAATATAAGAAAGGAAAACTAATTTGAATTTATTATGGACTAATAATGAAGACCTTTGGACTTTACACAAAAGAAATAAAATTCTTTGGGGTTCTATTGAGATTGACAAAGAATACAATCTTAGTGTAAAATACAAAGACATCGTTTTTACAAAAAAGTTTGTTTCTTTAAGAATGGCACAGAATGTATCAATGACAATAGTTTCAAGTTTAAACATACTAAATAAGTCAAAAAATCCAGACGATATAAAACTGCCAGGAGACAATTGGAAACGTGTATAAACTATTAATAATACCTTTACTTTCAATATCTATTGTATCTTTTAACGCAAAAACTTCTAATCAAAAAAAAATAAAGTGTATTTTAGAAATTAGAAAAAATTGCAAAAAGTCTTCTTTAAATGAAAGAAAAAAGATCTACAAGACTTGCGAAATAATGTTAAACCATAATCAAAAAATCAAGCAAATAAAAATGCTACATCTTTGTAAGTAAAAATGGAAATTAATAATGATAATTTAATTGAAGATAATATAGTAATAGCTGTACTTCAAAAAAATGGAGAGATATCTTGGATTATAGGAAAAGATATGACCAAAAAGCAAGAAGTAACCTTTAAGAAAATATTTGCTATTACACAAAAACCTTCAATAGTACTCCAGCTTATTTTAATAATAGAATTAGCTATTTTAACAATAATATATTCGTTTGAAAACGTGTTAGGAAAGAAAAATGGGAAAAAATAGTTTTAAATCTATAATTAGAGACAGATATAAAGGTAGAGGTAACTGTTGGGTAAGAGTTGACTCAGAAAATCAAGTCTATTCTAAAGTAATCAACACTTTACCAAAGAACGAACCAGAAGTACAGACTTATCTTTCACATATTGAAAGAGAAGGATTTGCGTGGGTTAGATTTTCTAAAGCGGAAGGCGTTGAAAAAAATCCCATTACAATTTTTGAAGTTAGATACAAAGGATCAAAGATAGATCATCCAGACACTCTCTTGAAGATAACAGATGTAGAGGCGCAAAGTCTGTGCTTGTTAGGTAATACGCCGGTAAAGTTACAAATAGAAATATTTCCTTCTGACAGAACGACTAAGACTAAGACTGAAAATAAAGCTAATTCTTTAAACGCTGCCAGAAAAAGAAAGAAAAGAAAAGATTCATATGAAGAGTCAAGCTTAACAAAAGAAATACTCGACGTTCAGATTGAGCAAGTAAAAGAGACAGCTTTAGGAAAAGCAAATCCTTACGAGTTGAAAGCTTGGGAAAAATTCTTAGAAGTTGAAGGTTTATTAGATGACACAATCTAATTATAAAGAGGCTAAAATAGAAAAAAGTATTTTTCCTTTTGTTTACAAAGTCTTAGAAAACAATGTAATTAAAGAATGCTTTAATAAAAACATGTGGATTGCTGGTGGTCTATCTCGAAAGATAGGGAGAATCGTACTAGGTCTAGACAAACATGACAAAAGCTCTTATAAAGACATTTTAAAGTATTTTAAACAAAATGGAGATATAGACTTTTTTACAGACAATGTCAGTAATATTAACTATGTTTACAATAAAGTAGAAAAAAATTATTTTAATTTTGAAGAGTTCGATTGGTCACTAAACATTGAATCAAAGTTAAGAAGTAAAAATTTACGTGATCCAGACTTTCCATGGTTAAGTCCTTTTGCAAACAATATTGATTTAAAAAGATTAAATGCAACTATACAATTAGTTAACAAATTTAATTTTAACAGTATTGAAGAGTGTTTAGACTCTTTTGACTTGTTAAACTGCAAATATGCTATCTATAGAAAAGGAAGCAACTATTTTTTAGTTTATGATAATGACTTAAAATACGAGAGTGACTTAAGTTTAGCTTTATGTCATTCTAAAACACCTTTTCTTGGTAACAGGATTGTAAAGTATATGAAAAAATACAATATGACATTTGCAAATACAGCTAAAAACATGAATATTTTTGAAGACTATCTATACATGATGTCAGCAAACGTTTGGAAAGAAGAAGTAGGAATTGAAGTTGATGACCTAATTATAGGCTCAACGATAAAAAGATTGAATGATATTAGCAAACTTTCACCTCAACATTTATCCTTGTTCATTGGAAAAATTTCTGGTAATGTTGCTGTAAAATCTCAGAATGTTAGCAATTCTTACAGTGTATATTCACTCACAATATACAAGAATGTAGACTGGGCCGCAAATGAAATTATCAAGCGTGCAAATTTTGTTTGATTTTTTTATAATAAACAAAAAAGGATTTTAATTGTGAACGGAAATTTCAAAGAACTAAAAAATGGCGAAATAATATTATTTAAAGGTGCCACAGGCTCAGCTTCTTTTACAGAAATAAAGAACAAAGGCGTTTATTTTACGCCTACAAAAAAAGGATTACAGTTAAAAGGCGAAAGAAAGCCTGTTATTCAATATGAAAAATTTGTATATAATGGGAGTGAAGTACTTCATGCTAAAGGAAGCTCAAGAACTGTAAAAATATTCTTAACAAGAATTGAATCAGGTCAACAATGCTATACAACAGAAACTCATCTTTGGCAATATTTTGTATATTGTGAAGCTGCAGACAGTGATCAACATAGAAATATTAATACCTATATCATGTAATTAAAGAAAAGGAAACAAAAAACTGGAATGAACCACGTAGACAAAAAATCGCTAACAATGTTAGCTAAAGTTATACTGGAAAATAATTTAACAATAAATTCTATTATAACAACACTCAATTACGATTATGAATTAGTAACTTATTGTGATGAAGTTGTTGTTTTAGATTCTGACGAAAATGTTTTATTATCAGTTAAAAAAGACAATGAGTAAAAAAAAAGACAATTTCGATTGTGAGTCTTGCAAAACAAATTGGACTTTTTTTATGCACACTTGTAGTCAAAGCATTCAAGAATGTTATGGCTGCTTAAAGTGTGATAGTTGGTGTACAAAATGTAAAAAAGATTGGGCAAATGTAAAAAAGAAAGAGAACGTAAATGTTTAGTGTTGTATTTGGTGTAAATCACCCAAGACTATGTGAAGAGTTACCTGAGGGTAGGTACCAGTTTTTTGATGTTGGTGAAACAGAATCTTCAACTTTTATTTTAAAAAATTTAATAAAAGAATTTTTAAACGATAGAAATTCTCCTAAACTTGAAATTGTATACGAAGATTTCTGTAGAGATAGAGCTTTATTGAATTCAAATATTTTTCACCTCAACAATATTAGTAATATTGTTGAAGAATTTCAAAAGTGGTACACAGGTTCAAAAACATCTGCAATTAAAATGTATTTAGTTAAAAGACAGGGAAACAAAGTCGTTAATGTTTATAATCGATGGGAAACATATAGAAAAAAACCTGAATTTGTTCAGACAAATAAAAGAAAGAAAAGTTCTTTTTAAGTGTAAATAGTTTATTTATTAGATATAATCTCTTATAAGGAGAAAATAATGATTCAATTAAATAAAATATATTTTGATGGTAAAGGTTATATACAAAGGCGTATAGACTTAAATGAACCTCCAATAGATAAACTTATCAAGATATGCTCGAGACTTAATTTTACACCTGTCGATAGTATATCATTTGAAAATTATGAACCGCAAACTTTTTGTGACATTACAATAAATGACTACTACATTCAACGCGTTTCAATTAAACATATCTATATTGACATTGAAAAGTCTAATCAAACTGTGCTGTATCCTTCACACAATCCAACGCCAGATACAGGGAGTCTTTACTAAAATGATTAAAGAGCATCAAATAATTGCAGAAATTAGAAGTCTTAGTTTAAGCAAGAAACAAAAAAATAGAATGTTTAAATTTGTAGATGTAATAGACGTCAATCGTATAAGAAAGATAATGACAATCCAGTCTCTAATTAAATTAATTAGAAATAAAAACTGCAGTGTATTGAGATTTGTAGTTGGTCCAGTCTGGAACAGAATATTATTTGTTGATCTTGATTTAGAATTTAAGGAGTAATTAATAAATAGCTTAAGAATGTGCAAAGTAAAACTTAGAAAACAAGATATAAAACTTTTAGAGTGTCTTAATATGAAAGGAAGTTGTCAATGATTAAATTATCTTCTGAAATGGAAAGCAAGAAAGTTGAAATTAACTTAAAAGGACCACAGGGAAACGCGTTTTATTTGATTAGTCTTGCTGATTCTTTAGGAAAAGCCTTAGGCATGGACAAGTTTAGAATTAAGTGTATCCAAGACGAAATGAAACTTTCAGACTACGAGATGTTAATTCAGACTTTTGATAAATGGTTTGGTGATCATGTCATACTCTATAGATGATATTAAAAAAGGTGACATGTTATGGGTTGTGTTAAAAGGTCCAGATCAAAATTACGGTTACGGCGAAGTAGTTGAAACCTGGGTTGATGAAAAAACAGGCCTTGCTTTTTTTGACTTTCATTGCTTAGTTAACGGAGGCTTTAGGACTGGAAGAATCGATCAAATTATAGAAAAACCTAACGCAAGAATGGTAAGTAAATACCTTGAGGCAAGAAAAGATTTTGCTGAAGCTATGAAAAACTGGAAATAGACTAGACACTTTAAGTGTAATATTTTTTATTGCCTTTTATAATAAATAAAAAGGAGAAAATAATTGGATGTTCAATCGTTAAGAGAAGTTATATTTCCAGTAATTAATAAGGCTATTACTCAAATTGAAGAAGATAAGTTAGATTATAACATTACAATGCTCAGATCTATAATGAATGAAGCTTTAAATGGCGCGCTCAATATAAATCATTTCAGTGACACAAAAACAAAAGGTTTATTTTCTGGCAGAGGTAGAGCATGGGCAAGAACAAGTGTTGATTTAAATAATGAAGTTTGGGTTAAGATAAAAGAAGCTTTAAAGACTGAAGCTGTATATGCTGGAGAAGGTTCAAAGATGTACGAAGCATGCACAAATCTTTTAGATATGTTTGAAGATGCAGGTTTCGCATGGATGAGATTTGTTAGATCTAAAAAAGGAGTAACAGTTTTTAGTTTAAGAATGTTTGGATCAAAACTTGAAGACAATATAAAACTATACATTTCAGATCACTACATAAAAAACGGTGATATACAAAATCTCGAAGGAGTTCCTCACAAGTTAGGTCTTGAAAACGGTGTATATGAAAGAATACAAATTCAAAAGAAAGAAATAATTAATATCCCCGTTGAGTCAAAAGACCTAAGCTTATTAGGCATTCAATCTTTAGAAGATATTTTAAGTAAGGAGGCAATTATCAATGAAGAAGTTTGAAAGATGTTCATCCTGCACAGCAAGGAGGAAATTATCAATGAAGAAGTTTGAAAGATGTTCATCCTGCACAGCAGGAATTATGTGCCAATGTGATAAAACAAAAAAACAAAAAAGTTCAACCATAGATCATCCTGATCATTATTTGAGTGCTTCCGGGCATGAAGTTATCGACGTAATTGAAGCATGGCGTCTTGACTTTGACTTGGGAAATGCTATTAAATATATTGCTCGAGCTGGAAAAAAAAGTCCTGGTAAAAAGAGTGAAGACTTATTGAAAGCAATTTGGTATATAAATCGAAATATTCAAAAGTCAAAGTAAGTAGTTATAATTAATTTATTTTAGAAGGATAAAAAATGGCGAAAGTTAATATTGTTTGGTCTTTTGAAGACACAGACTTTGAGAATGTAGGTAATGACCAGTATGATTATATTGTTGAACTCGTAGGCTTACCTAACAGCGTTGAATTAGATGATCTTGACTTAGACGAGACAGATAACATAAAAGAATGTCTATACGAATATTTTGGATTTAAAGTTGTGACTTGGGAATTTGATTAACAATTTATGCGTGTGCAAATTATTTAAACATTGATTTATAATTTATAGTCAATAACAATATTAGGACATTTAAATGAGAGACTTAATAAGCGAAAAATTTAAAGATCATAAACAAAAATATTTTTTCTTTGACTTGGAATCAAAAACTTTTTCAAAGTTATTAGATGTAATAACATCAAAAATTGCTTGTGGAGAAATTGAATCAAAAGTAGGCATTCAATTAATAAAGTCATTTAAGTCTAATAGGAGAGGATGGCTCAAGCTTAAAGCTGTAAGAGGTAGATCAAACCAATATTGTGAATGTTTGGCTATTACAGAAAGTAATATTAAATTTACAGTCAGATTAGACTGCAAGGAAGTTTTAGACGCAGAAGTTTTAGACTCGTCGCCAAAGTCTCTTAAACTCTTTAAAAAGAAGAACAAAAAAACTAAACGTGGTAGTAAATGGAAAAAGCCTGATGACGGTTTTACAGATAACATTGATTCGCCAACTATAGAAGAAGAACTTACAGAAACAGGTTACGAACTTTATAAAGACTGGCAAGAAGAAATAAGGTCATCAGGACTAACTGCACATGAATATAAGCTTAAATACTACTACCCATATGGATATTCTAAAAGGACAATATGACTTCAACATCTTATTCTTTAATATGCTCAGCTATATTTGTATTTTTTTATGCATATCACAAACACGTTTCAGCAAGAGAGTTTATACTAAAATATACCGGAACGATTGTTGTACAGTTTATAATTCTAAAGCATGTTTTTGATACATATATAATGTTTAAAGGAAATTAAAATGTTATGGAAGACAGGCAAAAAAGAAATTATTGAATACAAAGACATACTTGAAATATTAAAAAAAGTTTCAGAAAGCAATAATCATAAAATTATAATCGGGACAGACAGCGTTAAAGTAGGTTACGATTTTGTTTTTTCAAACGCTATATGTGTTTTAAATAAAGACGAGTTTTATGATAAAAGATACTTTTATACAAGATTTAAAGTAAGTGATAATGCTTTTTATGATCTGTCAAAAAGAATTTTAAAAGAAACAGCAGACTCTATAGACATTGCGCTAAAAATAAAAAAATTAATAAATAAAGCTAACATAGAAATACATGCTGATGTTAATGAAAATTCGCTGTACATGTCTTCAAGATATAAAAAAATGGTAATAGGATATATCATGGGTTGCGGTTTTAATTACAAAATTAAACCTAATTCTTTTGTAGCATCTGCAATTGCAGACGTTCACACAAGGAAAAGCTAAATGATTAACATGATCAATATAGTTGGAAAGATTATTAAGGTTAATGCAAAGCTGAATGGTATAAAATTTATTAGCAACAAAAAAACAATACAAGTATGCATAAGAATTGGTTATTATTTAATAACAGATATTATTGTAAGTTTAGGGGAAGTTTCTTTTGTTGAAATACTTTTTGGTGAAGATTTAGTTTTATTTAACAAAGCTTGGTTTCGTAATATTGAAATAATGTAGTATTACCTATTTAATTTAGGAGGTAGCTACTATGAAAAACTTTGTTTTAACCACAGACTCTGAAAATTACATTCTTAATGAGAAGGATACAAATAGAATATATGTCTTTGAAAATGTTAATGAGTATAAAGAAGAGTTAGTTGACATGATTAACAATAATCAAATGTCTATTTCTGAAATAACTTTTCATGTTGAGTCATGGGGAGGAAAGCTATATGTTTTAACGCTAAGAGAACTTTTAAAAATATTTTTTGAAAAAAGTTAATCGAAGGGGTTACAAATTAAAAATCGGTGTTTATATTATATACACCAACACAATGAAAGGATTTCTTGAATGATTTATACAACAATGGATACCAGAAGAACATTAAATATTTTAGATGAAATTTTAAATGCAACTTTAGACTTTACAGACAATGCAACCTTTAACAAGACATGCTCTTCAAAGAACTTTATCAAAAAAGAAAAAGACAAAGTTGTCTTTAGAGCTCCAGCAACTGGATTACAAAAAGAAGAAATCAAAATGTCTTTTGATAACAAACACCTTTTAGTTGTAGGAAAGCCTTCTAAAATCAATGATCCAATAGCCAGACCTATTGATCATAAAGTTTTTATTGGTGATGCAATTGATAGTAACAGTATTAAAGCTTCGTTAGACTCAGGCATTCTTACTATAGTAATACCGTTTAAAGAAAAAAAGGACACAGTTTCAATAACATTTTAATTATTAAAAATAACGTTTAATTTATTAATAGACCAGCTTTAAGCTGGTTTTTTTTTATCACATTAAAGAAGCCAGTCCAGGTACAGAAAAGCATACAAAATAAAACACTGCTACACAAACACTAATCTTTAAAGTTGGGTCTTGATTATTCATTTTTTTCCTAACATTTTTCATGATCATTAATTATATGTTATAGGATCAAATATTATAATTTTTTTATTGCACTTTTATGTATTGAGAAAATATTGTTGTTTATTAAAACCTTGTAGAAATTAAACCTATCATCATGTGATAACTTTATTTCCTCTAATATAATACATATATTGTTGTTATAAGGCTTAAAAGACTTAACTATTCCAATATTATTGTTTCTTTCTTTTCTGGTTTTCATAGTATACCTACTGCTTCGTCATGCCGCAGCATTTGCTGCACAATTTTTCTTTTATGTTAAGCATTTAAAATTTACTTTTTAATAAAAACTTTGTTTTTAGATATTCTTTTTCTTTTTCCTTGAATTAAAACAAGGACAGCGTTTTTATATAAGTTTATTATAATACCATTTTGTATAATGTGATTATTTATTATACAAATAACTAAGTCACCTTTTTTAAATGTCTCTTGATAAGAGGCGCTTTTTTTATCTGTCGTAAGAGAAGATACATGAACTTTTCTATAAAAGCCTAAATCATGATGCTTTATAATTGCAAAATCTTTACTAACGTCTATAACTATATACAAATCAGGTTCAAAGACATTACAGTCTAAATAGTTTTTTATGTAGACTTTTTTATTTGACTTTAGCAATATAACTAAACCTAAGAAAGCAAGTAATTATAGAAGCGAAAAATAAAAGTGCAGTATGTGTGTTTGTATTGCTCTGTTGACAGGAATCTTCTTTTAATAACAAAGTTTTTTCTGCTTCTTTTCTTCTATTACTGCTTGAAATGAGTGAGGCATGTCTTTTGTTGTTTTCTATTTTATATATGTTAAAACAACTATCAATTCCCCAGTGATATGGACATTCATCTTCTTTGTTTAACAGACCATCATTGTCGATATCGTCGTCACAGTAGTCTCCGTAACTATCTCCGTCTATGTTATCTTGGTGTGGATTAAAAATATTTAAGCAGTTATCACACATATCTCCACTTCCATCACTATCTCTGTCAAACTGATCAGGATTAGGCACTCTTAAACAGTTGTCTGCAGGATCTTCTACCCCATCGTCGTCATAATCATCAGCATTTTGATATGTGTCACCTAAATCTGTGTTAGCTATTAACACCGCACCTCCTCCACCCCCTCCGCCACTTTGATTAGGTGTACCACAATCACCAAAATTGTTGTCGCATTCATAGCTTTGACCATATGATATATTGCCTATAAACAAAATAAAAACAAAACAGACATTAATTAATAACTTCATATTATTTCCTTTTTATAAGATGTATCCACCCTGGTAAATATGAGCTTCCGTTTGAAGTAAATACAGCATTTTCGAAAGATGTTCTTGAATATTTTGTAACACCATTGTAATCACCTGTAGTGTAACCACATTTAAAACAGCCACTCCATCTACCTGCTGGATCATTTACATGATAATTTTGTCCATCATATGATTTTACAACTAAAACGTGGCCATATGATGTAAAATAACCATGTACTATTGCTATATAACCTTTGGCCAACGCATTCCTTAAGTCTTCTGGAGAAGCACTTGTATATGTATTTATAGAACTGCTAACAGCATAATGACTATACACATAATTCAAACCTGATGGGGATTGTGTTATATCTTTTCCCCATCGAGTATAGATTTCATCTGGATGTATTCTATATTGATAGAAACTCAATACCATTGCAATTGAAGTGTTTTGACATGTTGAGTAAGGATGATTTCTATTGTCATACTGATTATAATATGGTATTGTTGTGTCCATCTGTCCATCACCAGGCACAGTCTCTGTCTGCTGTACCCATAAATCTTGTGGCTCTGGATTTTCGCTACAAAGAGTATGTGCATCTCCTTCTCTGACACAAGCACACGGGCCTTCAACACAATCATATTGCTTAGACTGAATGTTGTATTTCACAGCGTAACTCGAGTAAATACATTGATTATCACAAGTAGCACCTACGTGTTTTGTTTCAAGATATGATTTGTCTCTAAAGTTAATGTTATAACCTTGATACGATGACATATCGTCCGCGCAGTTTAATGTAAACAAAGCTAAAATAAAAAAAGTTAAATGTTTCATAGAATCCTTCTTGGTTTTTATTTATAATATAAGTATAAGTCAAAGTCTATAAATCTTAAGTTCCTTGCCTTGCAAACATACTGCTTCGTCAACTCTACTAATG